CAAACATTAATTTGTTTGCTGCAACAGATATTCCAGTCGCAGTGTAAATATAAGTTGGATATTTTTGAGAATTAATTTTTCCTGAGAAAGTGAGGTCAGTCGCTGTTATATTAGTTGCAGATAGGTTTGTAGCAGACACAGATCCAAACTTGCCTTGCCCAGAGACATTTACAGTTTGCACATTTTTGAATGTACTTGTAGTTGTGTCGTAAGAAATCAAATCACCATTTACAAGACTGGAAGCTAAATTAAATCCGACAATATCGTTGATGTGAATTGGGTTAGCAATATCTATTAAGATCGAACCATTAACAGATTGTTTTCTAGTTACAATACCTAAGAATACTTCATCATAAGGTGCAGGTGGTTTAACATTAGTAAACCCTCCACCGGAAGCTAGGTATAAAACATCTCCCTCGTTGTATGCGTTAGTATTAAACTTGTATAAAGTTCCTTTAGTAAGAACATGACCAAACTCACCATTAGGAATATCATGCTCCACTACACCAATGCATCTAGTTAAATTTCCATCTGTAGCTTGAGGCACATGGTTATTCGCTGCCGATACCGCTCCGATTAAAACATTGTCTCCCGTAGCTCCGGTCACTTTTACAGGAGTTCCTTTAGTTAGAGTAGATCCAGTGCTATTTTTGGCTACTACTACAACACCATAAGCTCTGTCATAGTCTAAAGAATACCAATTAGTTCCGTTAGATATTACCGTAACAGATTCAGTTGGATCGTACAAACGAACTGTATTCGTCGCAGTTTGTAATGTTGCACCTGACAATGTAACTGATCTATAAGATCCACCATCATCAATCTTAGATACCGTTATTTGTTTACTTGTCCAAGCAGAAGCATCAGGTAGATAAAGTGTTACGCTTGTAGTTGTGGTGTTTACTAAATAAGTATCATAATCTCCACTTATGTTAACACTCGTAGTTGTTGAACTATCAACTGAAGATACATAAGGTCTAATGTTTCTGTAATTTGTAGCTGAAACTGTTGTTGCTAATAAAGTTCCTGTTACATTAAAACCATTTGGAGCTTGTTGAGCGTTTAGGGCACTCGTAGAAGACCCCGCTAAATTAGCATAATTAGCAGATGCCCAAACTATTGTTGATGATGGGAGATTTAGGTAGTTTGTAGCTGATAGAGTAACTGCACGAACAGTGCCAGTAGATGATACATTAGTTGCTTCTACTCCAGTTGATTTTACTAATAATTGATTTGTCCAAGTCCACCTTTCATTGTCATAATCAAGATAGAGGACTGCTCCCGGATAGAAAGAGGGGACTAATTCTGGTTCTGTAGAAAGGAGTGATGGGAATCCACTCGATTGTGCTCCAAAATACCTTACCAAATAATTAGGTAAATACCCATATACAAAAGTTCCACCTGAGGCAACTAAAAAAGCTCCGTCTGGAATTGAACTAGTTGCGCTTGGAGCTAGTAACGAGAATTGATTATCCCCAGCTCCAGTTTGTCCAAATAAAATTGGTGATACTCCTCCTACGACTCCTTCAGGTGGAATTAAATTACCAACTGCGCCAATAATTGAAGCAGGATCAAAAAGATTAGCTCCATAGTCCCAATATATAGAACTAGGATCATATGGGGGAACTCCCGTCCCAGTCCATACCGGAATTATCTTTTCTACGCCACCATTAAGGATGTCAGTATTTATTGGGAAGTTGACAATTTTATCAGCGTTCCAAGCAGCATCAGTTCTTTTATATCCTGAGTCTACAATTCTTTTTTTGCCTCCATCAGTAGACCATTGCAAAATTCTATCATTACCAATATTAACAACGGCAGATTGTGCGATTCCCCAACCGCCATCTTGAATTGATGGTGTTGCAGAAAGAAACCTGATAACATTCCCGTCCGCTGTATTTCCAAAAGTATTTAATGTTATTGGAGAGGCACATACGCTGTTATCACCATCACCAATCAGTATTTTATTTGCTGTAAGAGTGTTAGTTGATTTTACTCTAGGCTCCCAATCATACCCTGTCCCAGTAAAAATTAAAACATCCCCGATTGGTTGTGGCCCTATATCAGGGTCAGGAACATCATACCCATGTATTTTAGTTGCATCGGAACTAGTAGGCAAAGTGCTAGGACACCAAGCACCAATAGTAGAATTGTAAACTAGTGCTTGACCAGCGGAGGGTGCGGTTGGACACGCTGATGTTCCTTGAATTCTATTGGCATTGTATATGTTATTTGTAGCATCAGTTAATACATCAGCAGGAGTAAGGTTAGTCCCTTTTATTATATTGTTACCATTATCCCAATATATGAGCTTACCATCAGTCGCATTAGTATCAAAAGTCCATCCACCGTCTTTTGGAACTCCATTACCACCATCCCAAGTAATAACATTCCCATCATCGATAGTAGGAGTCCAATTTCCAATTTCATTAGTATTAGTCCATGCAGGAATCCTACCTATACTTCCTGTCCCACAAACCCCACCGCCTCCACCTCCTCCACCACCCGTAATAACTACATTAGATGGGCACCAAGAAGAGCCATTGTATACCAAAAACTGGCCTGATGTTGGGGAGTTAGCACAAATAGGTTCTCCTTGCAACTCAGCAGCGTTGGATCCTCCCGCACCCGCGACTTTGGGAACCCAAGCGTTCAAAGAACTATCCCAAGTCAACACATAAGCATTTGTAGGAGCAACAGCAGATACAGAATATCCTACCAATCCACTAGCGTTCCACTTAGCGGTTTCATTATTTACTTCTAAATAATTTTCGGGAATTATATCAGTGGTTTTTATTTCTTGAAAACCACTGACATTTCCATTGGCATCTCTGCCGAGTCCAATCGGTAAAAAATCGGCCATATCACTTCATTTTCTTTAGATTATCTTCTTTTTTCTCTAAACTCTTTTTCTTTTTACGAACTATATCTTCCTTTTCTTCTGCTTCATCTTCGGTTTCATGAGCTTCTTCATGTTCCGCTTCGATTTCATCTTCTTGATCATCTAGATCAGCCTGCTCCATGTCAATTTCTTCCTCTTCACCTTCGGCTGATTCCTCTTCTGGGGATTCTTCGAAATCTTCCATCTCATCATCAGATTCCTCCCCACCACCTATTTCCATCTTTAATGAAGAAATCAAATCTTCCAATTCCTTCATTTTGCCCATAACTTCTTCTTGAGAAGGTTCCGCTTCCCCAGCCTCAATTTCATCATTCTCTTCTTCGGAGGACATGGATTCTGCACCTGTCATTGCCATAGCACCTTCTTCATCGTCTTCTGGGGTCATGGCTGGAACTTTGACATCGTCATCTTCCACGCTCTGTGGGGGAGGAACTTCCATTCCCATGCTAGGTGTTGGTTGAGGTGCGCCTGCACTGGCACCTTTTATCATCCTTAAAACTCCTCCAACCTTATCAAGGTCAGACGCAATTTTTTCAAAATCCAAATAATTGTTCAAGCTTTCGTTTATTAGAATATCGTCGTAACCAGCAGCCATGAAGACTTCTTGTATAACTTCGTTGCAATCAATCGCTTCCACACCATTCTTTTCATTTAATGATTCGGAAAGAGACAAGAGAACTTCTCTTTGAACTGATTTCTTGGGGGATATCTTTGCCAAGGTTTCAAATATTACAACTTGGGTATTTAAAAGACTCTTGAAAGTAACTGGGTCTTTTAAGTTTTGAACATTTACCCCATACCGTTCATTCAAGTGATTAATCAACTCAGCCTTTAGGGGCTTCTTCATTTCAAAAACCAAAGATGCAAACTTTTGAACATCTGAAATGCTAATATCCTTTACTTTATTCAAATTTAAAGCATTTTTGAATGTTTCGGTTAATTGTTTCTTACTAGCTAAACAAAGATAAGGAACTTCTTCCGCAGCAGATAACAAAGCTTTTTCGATTATTTGTTCATCGGAATAAAGTAACCCAGCTAAATTTTGTATCTTTTCGTTTGATGCCCAGACAGTATCAAAATTAGACTTATGCTCTAACAATTCTTTTTTTACCAACTCATGACGGCAAATTACATCATAAATAGAACTATCTACTGTAGGAGCTACTGCAAAAACGCCTTCTTCGGCCAATATATCGTAATCTGTTTTTGCTAGATCAAATGCTTCTGAAATAGTTTGGGACAATCTAACAGCACTGCGAATTTCTGAAATCTTAGAAATTTTAGATTTGTTTTCTTTTAAGTAATCAACTAACTGGGGAGCAATCTCTAAAAACTTTTGGAATTCGTTGCTCTCAACAATCTTGGATGTTTGGTTAAATCTATTAGCTTTCTCAGTCAACTTAGTTTTAATGTTCTTGAACTTGAGTCTAGATTCCCATAAATAAAGCAAGTCATCAAAAGATGACTTAGCCTTCTTATGAGAATCCTCATAAATATTTTTTACGAAACCGGATATTTTAGAGTCCACTAAAATATCAAATTTGTCATCGCTGGAAAAGGATTCAATATCCTCCACGACTATGTTGTTTAGTTTTAATTGGTCACCAAACTCATAGTTACCTGCGATTACCTTATTGGACTCTGTAACATAGCAGACAGATTTGTCTTCTACATCAATTTTAAATATTGAAACATTTTCTCTTAGGGATCTACCTAAATAATCCCCTAATTTAATTAACTCAGAAACAGTTCTATTACGATTTTCAAATAAATTATCAAACATGATTACTCCTAAGATATTATAAGCCGTCAATTTATATATATGTTACTATTTATCTAACTTTTTTAATTTTGTGTTATATTTTTTAATAATTCTATCAAAAACCATAGCTTTTTCTATATTTTCATTTAAAATGTTAGTTTTTTTCAATTTATTTAAAAAATTAACACTTTCTTGGGGGGCTTCTGTGGGTGGTATGTTTTCTGCACCTTCTATACCATTAGGAGGGGTAGACCCTGTTGGGGGCATAGGGGGTGCGCCTGCTGGAGATGGTGGAGCCATTGCCGCTTGCTCCTCCATTTGAGTTTGTTTTTGGCTTTCTAGTTCTTTCTTTATGCTTTCTATTTCTCTATCAGTTAATTCAAAATATTCTTTATAAATATAGGAATCAGGGAACAACATCAACCCTTTAACTGCTTGGACAACCCTAGTCTTCTGTTCGTCTACATCTAGCCTGCGCTTAGTAAACATATCAGACGGGTCAGGCAATTTAACCTTAACTGAGTTAATTTCAGATTGAGGGAACCCTAAAATAGCCAAATGCCTCTTTGCGATGGTTTCTAAACCAATTTCAATTTCATGTTGAACCCGCATGATGGTTCTAGCAAACTTAACATCTAGCTGGGACAGGTTTGCTTTTCTTTCTGGGGACTTGTCTTGTTCAACAATAAAATCCTTTGGAATCTTTAAACATGCTAAGAGTTTATCTCGGAAATACTTAACATCATCAACCTTGTCTAGGTTTTGTGCTCCGGGCAAAGTATCGATCTTGGTTTCATTATTTCCACGGTGAGGTACGAAATAATCTTCGTCCAAAGACATTGGATTGAGTTTTTCGTTTATATTGCCTGTGGTGGAATCAAAGAACTTTTCTTTCTTAAACTTTTGCTTTAGCTTTTCCATAAAAGCTTCAGCTTTAGCTGTAGGAAGGCTACCCACATTTATGTAAAATATCCGGCGTTCGGGCGCACGCGAGAGGCGATAAATTAACATGGCATCTTCCATCAATTTAAGTGAACGGAAAACACGAATGGCGAATGCTGCGATGGACTTGCCGTAAGGATAGTACTTAGGATCTGATGTATGCATCCTAAAATGAACAATTTGATTTTTATCCAGCCCAATGTAAGAACTCTTTTCCATGGTGGTGGACTGATATCCGAAGGAATTCCAAGTTCCAGTATTTTTTTGTGGAATTTCTTGTAGGAAGTCGGTCAAGTACCCGTATTCGTTTTCAACTCGAATTATATAATTTGGATTTAAAACCTTAATTCTTTGAATCCCCGCTTTAGGGTTGTTTAAATCCATGACCAGTTCAATAAAACAATCTCCGTACTTGACAGCGTTTCGGGTTATATCCCAATAAAATCTATCAAGTTTAATCGTTTCAAATAACCTCTCCACTCTCTTTATAGTTAACTGGGAATTGGCTGTGACAGCCCATCGACGATTATGTGTGTCTCGTTGAGTGCAATCATCCGCGTAAATATCAAACGCTGCTCCTACTTCTGGGTATTCATCCATTGATTCGAATTGTGAATACCTATTTTTCCTGTTCATCTCCAATTCTGGGATAAACGGATTCCTAATTACTTCAGGAGATCCCCCCGGTTTGTGATAAATTACATTTGGGTTTACAATTGTATCACCACCAACAGGGTGTATTGGTGTTGGGGAATCGCTTGATTGTTGGGCCATGTATGGTTGAGCTTTTGTAGCAAAGTACCTGCTCCACCATTTTCCAAACACTCCTAGTGGGTTAAACCAAGGTGTTGCCGCTGCGGAGGAGTTTGGATTACCAAACGCCGTTTCTCCCATTTCATTTATTTGTTTCTTCCCAGAATCCATTTAATTTCCTCTGCTGGTAAATCTTTCCAATATTTGGAAACTTCTGCTTTTCTGCTTTCAATACTTAAAGGTTCTACTGCATTAGTCCTATGTTGACTAAGCAAAGCAGGGGATGTTTGGATTAGTTTATTAAATCCAAATACTGCCAATTTAAGTGCTGAAATCAAATCATCATGATGTCCTTTAGACGCTTCGACCTTGCCTCGTTCATTTATTTCAAAAGCAAGGAGTTCTTTAACTAATCTTTCTGAGTTTATGGTAACTTTTCTGTTGCGGATGGTTTCTTCCATTTCGGCCAACATAACTTGATTATTATTGGATGTTATGTTTATTCCAAAATCATTTCTATCGTCCATCCAAAGGTTTTCATATTCCTGCCTTTCAAACAACTCTGACACCAAACTAGCTCCGATCCCATTCCGCTCAGGAATTACTTTGCAAATATTATAATACAGAGCTTCTCTTGCAATTATCTCTGCAAACTCATTTATTGGTGTCTTGTTAGAATAAAACTCGGCAACCTGTTCTCCATTATAAGTATTAAGCACAACAAAGGAAGAATAATCCAACTCTCGGCCTAATGCGGTATCCACCCCCATTACATATTCGTAATAAGGCTCAGGCTCCTTCCACACGCGCATACGCCCCTGATATTTTGTATCATACTTATGTTTGATGTTCTCGTGCAAAAACTGCAAGGATTCCCCATCGATATAGGTGGCCCCCGTGCCTAGGAATTCCTTCTCGTATTCCTGTCTCCAACGCTTGAGGCCAATGTTCTTCTTGGTGATTTCCTCAAAACGACTAACATCGTACTTCTTGTCCTTCTCCCGGATGTACTCGTACAACCAATCATACTTTTCATTGTACTTATATTGTGGATGTTCCCACCAATCTATCTCTATTAAGTTGAATTCGTTCCGTCCAGCTTTAGCTTCTTGATAAGTATTAAAATACCAATTACCCATACCATTAACGGTAGATAAAACAAATACCCTACCACCCGTAGAAATAATTGGATAAACCGCTGCCCAAATGTCATCAATGTGTTCAATGAATGCTGCCTCGTCGATCATCAAGAAATAAGATGCAAGTGAACGGCCCGAAGTCTTTTTGGCTGGTCTAGCCTTA